GATGTTGTGGCTGCGGAAATACTGATAGCTGGAGTCGATCCACCAGAAGAAACTATAGGAGTTGTCCCTGTAACTGAAGTAACTCCACCAGCAGAACCAGAGGCAGCAGATGTAATCCTCCCCTGTGCATCAACTGTAATATTTGTATTTGTATAACTACCAGGAGTAACAGAAGTGTCAGCTAATTTAGCAGCAGTGACTACATCATCATCAATAGTAAAAGTCGAACCAGAATTACTTACAACAATATCTCCCTTGTCGCCATCTGAAATAGCTCCGTCTGCTCCATCGGCTCCATCGGCCCCTGCTGGTCCTTGAGGTCCAGTAGCTCCTTGAGGTCCAGTTGCTCCTGTAGCTCCAGTTGCTCCAGTTGCACCTGTGTCACCAGTATCACCTTTATCGCCTTTAGGAATAGCAAAATCAAAAGTAGCAGCACTAGATGATCCAGAATTTGTAACAGTAGCACTTGAACCAGCAGCACCAGTAGTAACTGTTCCAACAGCTATGGTCGCAGCAGCACCATCACTACCAGCAGCACCAGTAGCACCAGTAGCACCTGTATCTCCTTTCGGGATTGTAAAATTAAATGTTGCAGCACTAGATGTTCCAGAGTTGGTTACTGACGCATTAGTTCCTGCATTTCCTGTTGTTGTACTACCAACCGCTATAGTTGCAGCAGCACCGTCAGCACCGTCAGCACCGTCATTACCTGCTGGGCCTTGACTTCCAGTACTTCCAGTTGCTCCAGTATCGCCCCTTGGAATTGTAAAGTTAAGTGTAGCTGCTGTTGTAGTTCCAACATTAGTAACTGTGGCATTTGTACCAGCATTGCCTGTAGTTACTGTGCCGATAGCAACAGTGGCAGAACCCTCTCCCTGTGGGCCCTGGGCTCCATCTGCACCAGTGGCTCCTTGTGGCCCTTGAGTAACAATTTCAACAATAGCAATAGGATTAGAAGAACTCATGCTGTGTAACCTTCACTTATAAATAGTGTACCTTCTAAATAATACATTTTATCGCCATTAGGATCTGTTAACAAAATATCATATTCAAGAATATTTAGAGAAAAAGTGGCAGTTTGAGTATCAGTTAATTTAAGATCAATGGTTCCATTAGCTCTATCTGTATATGTAACCCCAAAATCAGCAAATTTATTGGAACGATCTCTATTCCAAACTTGTGCCTCTACTGTAAATCCTGTCAAGTTAACGGCTGTGCCAGTTGAGTCTTTAAAAATTAAACGTACAGGGAAATCTGCTCTTCTTTGTACTGTAAAATTTTTCTTCCCAGGTTTGATTGCCATTAACTTGCCTCAAGTGCAGCAACTTTAGTCTCTAATGTTTCTATCTTAGCAACTGCTTCCTGTAATGCTGCAACCAACATCGGTGTAAATTTACTATAGTCTACTCCTTGATAATCAGGCTCGTTTTCTTCTGGATTGCTATGACTTGTTCGAGTTCCATCTTTTACACCAGTTACTAGATGATTATAATGACCTGTCTCTTGGACTTCATGTGCAATAAAACCACTGTCATAACCAATGTCAACATTATTTTTCCATCTAAAAGTAACAGGTCTTAATGTTTTTATTTTTGTTATAGCGTCATCAATATTATTGATGTCTTGTTTTAATCTATAGTCTGAACTTGTATTATAAGTTACTGAAGTTTGATTTGTAGAGACAGATCCAACAACACTTCCGTTATATTTAAACTCAACTATTGTTCCAGTTGTATGTGTCCTATTAAATATTCCAACAATACTTTTAGCGTTGATTGCCATACCAAAACCATCATATTCAGCAGATGTAGCTGCTGTAAGAAGTCGCATCCCTGAGTCTTTATCACCTGATGCTGATACAGGATCAATACTAAAGTCTTTGCCCCCAAATATTGTTCCATTAGCTGCAATTGCACCTCTAGTTGTGGCATCTACCTCTAATGCTGAATTTGAATTAGGTGTTCCACCAGTTTGAAATAAAATACCACCGCTAGTTGTGGCTTGTGAACGTATAATTAAATTTTGAGCAGTAGCAGAATCAGATCTATGATGTAATAAAGAATTACCATCAACACCAGCTTCCCTAAAAAGTCTTAAACCAAAATCAAAACCAACAGCGTTAGTTGCCTGTGTAGAGGTTGAAAGATCAATATAAGCAGCTTTAGTATCAGAACCGGTTAATACATTTAATATCGCATCTGAAGTATCTACCTTAGTAATAGTTATATCTTGTCTTGAAAAAAATGAATTGCTTGAAAATTCAAAATTAGCTTCAGTAGTAGAAGTACCACCAGCACAGCTTATACCAAGAACATTAGAACTAACTCTGTACAAACCAGTATCAGTATCATTACTAAAAGCTATAGCTGGTGCAGATTCAGTACCTCCACTATCAACTAAAAGAGCACCTCCCATAGTGCCACCAGCTTTTGGTAAAAGACCTAAATTATCTTCTGTGACCTTACCTATAGTTCTAAATTGTGAACCATCATATATTTTTAAATTGTCGTCACCTACTGCTGAGTCTCCATATAACATAAACTTTACAGGGGCAGATGGATCGCTCGTTCCACTGTTGCAAGTTTTTATAGCATCATAAATGTCATTAATATCTGCACGAACTTGTGCACCAGTACGATTAGCTACGTTATATGAACTAACTTGTGCCATTTAGATTAAATACTTTTTTACCATTCTACTCTCCTTTACCAAAACCAACAGCATTATATGTAAAACTTCTATTTACATTAGCACCGTTTGAATCTTTAAAATGAACTATAAATTGTGTACCTGTAATGTTACTATCAAGCAACTCATAAAAATCACCTGATGCCATATTCTGTGGAGAAATAGTTACTGAAGGTTTTGGTATGCCAGTTATGCCTGTAGTTCCAACAAAAAATGGTGAAGCAAAAGAAACAGTTTTTGCTCCTAATCCAGAGTCTATTTTAGCAGATTGTTCGGTTCTAACTGGCATAGTTGCTGTATATCCAGCTTCCTCAATACTTATATTTTGTGAACTAACATCAGTATTTAATTTTATCTTAAATTTAAACCCTCTAGCTTTAAACGCACCATTAGCAAACACGTTAAAGTCTATTCCATTAAAATCTGATGCTTGATAACTAGAACCATTACTGGGAGCAGCACTTGTTGTAGCTACTAAAAGTTGAGCGTTAGTGTTTTGTGCTGCTGCACCATCAAAATTACCATCTTGTGCATAACCATCAAGTCCACCATTAGGAGGCCCTCCAAATTCAGGCCCAGTATCAGGAATAAGTGCTTCAAATGTGTTTATAAATTGAAATGTACAGTTTGAAGTGGTTACTGTTTGAGAAGTGCCTGATGTAAAAGTAAAAGTATTAGTAGAGATAGAAGTTATGATATATGTTCCATCAACTCCAGCACCAGACGTTGCATCAAAGATAATTGTATTTCCTACTGCTCTTCCATGACTATTACTTGTTATAGTAACGGTTGTTCCAGTTTGTGCATATACAGCAGTTACTATATCTCCACCTAAAAAGAAAGCAATTGATTGAAAATGTCGTTTTAAAGTTAAAGTAAATACAGATCCTAAGTCTAAGATATTTTGAAAATCATATTCCCCTAATGGTTGTGTAGTCGGGTCATCAAGCTTTAACGCTCCAGAAAAAAGTACAGTATCGGTTTTATTGCCTGGGAAAGGTGTAGGACTCTTAGTGTCTTCTCTATCTGTTTTGACAAGAATAGAATCTAATATATCAACAAGAGAAAGCGAAACGCTAGTTGTATCAGCACTAAATCTACCACCATCATCTTGAAATTTAACAAGATAAGTACCTGCCAATGCTGGTACTATTGCATCGGTAGAGTTACCAGCAATAGCTTCAATAATATCTTGCGAGGCTTCAAATTTAGCTGCTGCTCCTGTTCTATTAGTGTGTCTTATATAAACACGACCACCATGAAGAACGTCAGTCTCAGTTGATTGATTAAATCTTAATCTTACAAACTGCTCATTAATTGGTTCGATAGTTAATCCTGATACAGCATTAGGTAAATCTGTTTTTCCTCTGGCAATAAATTCTATTTCCTTTGGTCTGAGAGATAGTCTAGAAAGCAGATTATATGAATAAACCTGTATTGTATAAGTACCTGGAGGAGTATCAAGAAGTTCAAAATCATTACTAAATACAACCACAGAAACAAAATTTCCACTTCCTAATCTGTAACTAACTAAATATTGCGATACACCTTCAACAGGTTCCCAAGTAACTATTAATTTTGTTCTAGCAACATTATTCAGAACTACTATTTTTTCTTCAGCAACTAAGTTAGTTGGGGGATCTTTTAGTGCTGTTAACAACGAGACTGTTCTAGTAGCTAAAGTAGCTCCATTTTCTATAAAAGCATATTTATTAGCTACATAAGATAAAGCAGTAATTACATACCCAACGTCATCTTCCTCTACAACTGATATGACTCTAAATAACTGCGTTTGTAAACTTGAACTAGAAATTAAGTAAGGAGAGTTTGCTATAGGTGCAGATGAAAAAGTGCTTTGAGTCACTTGCACTCCTTCAGTATCTACTTTTTTAACAGAATTAACTGTGATTACTGCTCCTGAAATATTAGATATAGTTCCAATTTCTACCGTTCCATCTTCTAAAACAACACTAATTTCGGGGGTATCAGATATAGAAGGCATTAATGTATCAGAGGAAGCATCAATAGTAATTGTTGTGGTTGTTGCTGATATTACACGACCACCCCTTCTAGCTCCTGCCCTTACTGGATCGTTGATTTCTATAACTGCTCCTGGTCTAACTACAACACCAGCATCTATTGAGGTTGAGAAAGTAACTGTCTCTGATTCATTTTGTTCTGCAAAAAGAATTGCACGACCTAATCTTTGTGCTTGAGCACGAGAAGTACACGCAAATGCCTTGACTTGTTTTATCGCAGAACCATATTTTTGCTGCCTTAAGTTATCTTCAGTAGTACCATCATCTCCTACAATTTCAAAATCAATCTCCCTAGAATCCATATTGAAATAACTAACAGATATAACGGCATGACGCTGTTTTAGACTTGTGCCCTGATAATTAAATCCTTCTACTCCAACATTTGATAAATTAAAGAGATAACTTGCGAAAGTATCTTTATCTTGAGTAATTGTTATTGAACCAGCAGACCATATAGGCATACATCTCATAACACCAGCTAATTCATTTATTGCTGCAAATGCTTCTTTAGGACTTTGAATATTTACGTTACAGCTAAACCTAGCTTCAAACCCACCAGCTAAATCACTAACTAATGTATTTGCATACTTACTAGCAGCGACAAAACTAAATAGATCAAGATTGCTTTCTGTTATATGCTCACCTAATCCATATCTTGTATTAGTTAATAAATCGAGTAAACACATTGAAGGACAATTTGTATAAACAGCAGCACCCATAACACCGTTAAAAATATAACCGCTTGGATAAATTATTCTGCCAGTTTCATTATCAACAGTAGGAGTACCAACAAACGTACAATTTGATGTTGTAACGGTTTGAGAAGTGCTAGAGGTTAAGGTAAATGAATTTGCATCAGGAACAGTTTGTATTACAAAAGTACCATTTACTCCAGCACCAGAAGTGGCAGTAAATACTACTGCTTCTCCAACAGATAAACCATGATTAGTATTATTAACAGTTACAATGGTGGTCGATTGTGTATAAGTAGCAGATACCACAAAAGCAGATGCTCCAGGAATTTTTACTTTTATACCCCTAAGTCGATATTTTCTTGTTGGTATGCTATTGAACTGTTTACTATCTAAACGTAAGGCACAATAAGCACTGTCTGGGTAAGTCGAGGCAGTATCTATAACTTCTTGTATGCTTGTAAATTCAAAAGCATTTACACGTTCATTACTTGTACTATCTGCTGTAACACGAACAACTCTAAAGTCAACTGGAAAAGCACCATCTATATTAATTCTATGATCTCTGGCATAAGCATCTGCCGTTCTACCAATTACACTTCCTCCGTTATCTGGTGTAATAACATCTGTATAACCACCTGAATTATATTGCACCTGTATCTTGTACTCAACAGTATCTCCTCGTATATCTCCGTCATCTTCAAAAACTTGTATTGCGGGCCAAGTAAGTGTGATAACAACAGCATCTACATCTGTATTTGTAACTTGACGAGTAACAGGCGATGATGTTGTGACTGTCACATTTACTGCTGAAGGTGATCTAGTTTCTGCTGGTATTCCAGGTAAACGTGTTTGATTATTCGTTCCAAAACGTGTATCAAAACCTACTTCCGCAAAATTAAAATCAGTTTCTTGTGGGTTTGTACTGTCAGCACTAGCTTTTAGTACTGGAGTGTCGTCAATAAATACATCTTTTTTTGCTGCCTGTAAATATGCAGCAGTTCCTTTCGTTCTGCCTTCTTTTGATGCTGTTGCAAAACCTTCTATTTCCCCTTCAGAAAATAAATCTTGTATGGTGGCAAAACTTCTACTATGTAAAGTATCAGGAGCACGATAAGGTGCTGGTGGTTTTGGAGCGAATAAACCTCCTGATCCTTTTATTAATTTATTTTTATCTGTCATGCTTCTACCTGATTAGTGTCAATAGCTGCTGAAATAACTACAGAGCCAGTAAATATCTCTCCATATATTATCGGAACTGGAGTACCAGCCCTTGAAGTATTTTGTATTCCAGAAAAATTAAAAGATAATTGTGGGTCTTCTTCTGAATTTTCAAGTTTAGGTAATGGGAATAATAATTCACTTACACCCTGTAATACCAATGCTCCTCCTATGTAAAATGCAGCTTTACTTAAAGCACCTGCTCCTATCATTGCACCAGCAATACCATTCCCTCCTTGTAAAGATGCAAATGATAATGAAGGGCCACCAGGTAAAGTAAATGGGAAACCAAAAGATATACCTATTAATGCAGCACCTAATAATATTTTTCCAATACCTCTACCAGCACCACTAATAACAGGAATAAAATGTATATCTTGTTTTCCTATAGGATAGGATATTTCATCTTCACCAATATCGTAATCACCTACTTTAACTTGATAATATTTAGGATTCATATGTGCTTCTACTTCTGGAAAATTATTAACCAGAAAACTAACAGCCTGACTTAGATTATTTACCTTTACTTCAAATTCCTTATGTCCGACAAATTCTGCTAATTGTCCATATAGTTTTATTTTACGAAGCATAACGATACCTCTTTCCAGTACACTTTAACAGCCATTGAGAGTAAGGTTCCCTACAAGATAGTCTATCGGTTAAATGATGAATTACATCACCATCAAAAAATAATGCCACATGATTTAAGGTAGGATGCAAAATACTCATTAATAAAACATCCCCATTTTGTAAGGCTTCTTCTGGTCTTAGTTCCCTAAATCCAGTTCTCCATGCACAACTTTCAAACAGTGGATTATCTAAAAACTCCTCTGGTGTTGTAGGTCTATCCCAATCTCTGAGGTCTATATTCTTTACTTCTTTATACCAATCTCTTACTAAACTCCAGCAATCAGTGATACCCCATACCCATTGACGACCCAATAATGGTGGTTTGTATCCGCATGGCTCTAAGTACGCCCACTGTTCTGTTTTTGGATTTACTATATGCCAGACAAGACCACTAGCTTCGCAAGATATTTTATCAGCTTGACTAGGAGTGGGAGGTGTTACTGGATGACTATGAACAACTGCTGTTATTTTACCGACATTATCTGCTTTTACATAATCTTCTGGATCGATAATAAAACATTGATGATCTGTAACTGCTAAATTTCGACAAGGAAAATATCTTTCTTTTCCTTTTACGTTCAATAGCAGACCGCAAGCCTCCTTTGGATCTTCTTGTTTAGCGTGCTCAAGTGCTTTCTGCTTCCAATTCATGTTACAAAAGTTCCTATGCTAGGAAAAAGTTTACGAGTGCACTGTCTTTTTGGTATTTTCATACCTACTAAATCAGTAGGTGCTGCTAATTCAAATTCTACAAGCTCTCTATTTTCTGTCGATTTTCTATCAACAAAATATACTTCTCTAGGAAACTCTGCTGTTGGATCAGCAGTTGCATTAGTTCCACTACTAAAATTTGCAGCGTCTATGAATTTTACTAATGTTCTTATTCTTGTAAGGGTAGCACCTGTTAAATCATTACCAACTGTAGTTTGGTTAACACTTAAAAGTATTGCAGACATAAAACCTGTCATGTTGCTTATAGAAATTTTAGGTCTAGGTAGCTGTCCTCTTTGAAAAGCAAAACCAGATGCCTGTATTGGAAATCTGAGATAAGAATTACCAGCCCATATTATTTCACCATTAGCTTCATTTGATCCTGAGTGAAACCTGTAAATAGTATTAGCTCCATGTAATGAAGTAGATAATTGAAGAGTAAATAACTCTATGATTGCAGATGGGTTAGTAGATAATAAGTTTGTAAAAACAGATGTATTTACTGACATAATTAAGCTGGTTCAAATACTTGTCTAAAGGTAGCTTGAATAGTTGCTCTATTGTTATAGGGTATCGATTTGCTCCATTGTTCGCAAACAAATTGAGAAGATGAACTTTCACCTGGAGGTGTAAAAGTAAAGCTGGCACTATCATTTGCTCTTGCATCAAGAAATGTCTCTATAGTGTCTGACTCTGTTTCTGATACGTTAAAGGTAAAGTTAAATATTTTTGGATTTTGATTTTGCGGAAGACCAAAAATAAGACGATGTTCATACCCATCTGCAAAGCGAACAGTACGAGTTAATGGTGCGGATCTTTTTTGCTGTCCATATGTAGGCTTTATTGAAGGAAAAGTAGCCATTATGCAAGTAATCCTCCTGGTCTTTGTTGCTGTACTATTTCAGATTGTACTGCAACTGATATAAGACGACCAAGTTCTCTGCCTTGCTGTTCATCACCTTCAACAGACGATCCAGAAGCATCTACGTTTACAACGATATTGGTTGAACCACCAAGAGCATGATTTGGTGTAATAGTTCCCGATACACCTGGGCTAAACATTTCAGGCCCACGTTCTCCTACTAAATAGCTTCCTCCTTTTTTAACTGGTCCACCATTTGCTCTTACCCCTACAGTCATATCGGTATGCTGACTTAACGGATTTCCTAATGGACCTAAAGGTGCATTGCCAAACGGTCCAGGAATAAATATATTTGATAATAAGCCTAATAAACCTTTTCCAAATTGATTTGCCAACATTCTTGCTGCTGTATCAAGAAAATGATCTGCAATACGATTTAACATATTTCTAAACGCATCTGCAACTGTCATTGTTCCTTTAATAATTCCTTTAAATGATTCTTCAAATGAATTTTGCATCGTATCTGTTAATGACATAACCATATAAACTGGACTTTCTAATTTCTTTATCTCATCATTTAGATCTTTAACTTTATCTTCAATAGCAGAAAAAGCTAAAACTCCTGATTGTCCAAACTGACCTTGAGCTTCATTTGTCAGACCAAGCAATTCTCTATATTTTTCTAACGCTTTTGTAAAGTTTTCAAGTCTTTTTTGTCTATTTTCTTCAAATTCTTTATTTAATTTATCTGCTCTATTTTGTCCATATCTTGAAGCATCCATTCCACCTGTACCTAAAAGGTATTCTTCAGCAAATGTTTTAGCTCTATCCGAAAACTTTATTTGTTTTGCTTGAGCTACTGCAATATCATTTTCTGCTTGTGCTCTAGCTTCAGCTAAAGCTAATTCAACAACACCAGCTTTATTAGATAAATTTTGTTGCTGTAATTCAATAGCTCTTTCAATACCAATTTTCTGACGAGCCTCAAAAATTTCATTAGCTAATTGAGCTTGTCTTGATGCACCTGCTATTCCTCCAAAAGCACTTGCATCTGAACCAAAAATTTCTGTGAGGGATTTTGCAATACTTCCAGAACCAAATTGTGAAAATGCTCCTAATACTGCAAACGCTTCTTCCTTTGTAATTCTTAAACGACTTGCAACTGCATCTATATCTTTAGCTGTAAGTTGAGCACCACCACTGACGTTTGTAAATTGAACATTTAAAGCAGCTAATGATTTATTAAATTGATCATTTTTATCAATAGCAGAACCTATTGCGGTACCAAGAATTGATAAGGCAAAACCAAATTGACCTCCAATCAAACCACCTGCTGCACCACCAAGTCCACCACCAACTGCTGCTGCACCTGTTTGTCCAAAAAGCAAAGGAAACGCTCCACCGATAATTGCACTACTGGCAGTTCCCCCTAGTTTGCCAGTCATTCCTTTACCTATGCTTGCTTTACCTGTTTGTCTTTTAGCTCTAGCTAGTTTTAACTCGGCTGCAATTTCATTTCTTATTAACTGAATATTATCTTTATTAATTTTGATTCCTTTCTTCTTTAAATTTTGTATTGCTTTAAACTCTATTTTTTGCCTTGAATACGCCTTATTCAATCTTTGTTCTTTATCTATAACATCACCTATAGCTTTAAAATATCTTTCTGTACCTATAGCAACTTTATTTAAGTTACCTTTTGATTGAGAAAGAACTTGATTTAGAGTTTTAAAAGAATTGGGTAATGTTTTACTTTGTTTGTTAGTTAATTTATTTAAAGTATTGATTTCTCTACTTAAAGCAGAAGTTTCTGCACGAGCAGCTTTTAATTCTCTAGCACCTTTTAAAGCAATTTGAATATCAACGCTATAATCAGCCACTTTTAAAAACTAAAACATTTATCTCATTCTACCTCTTTTACCTTTCAAAGCACTACTTCTTTGAGATTCTTGTTGCTGTCTCTCAAAGTCTTCATTTTCAAGCTCTGCAAAAGCAGCCCAACCTATCATTTCTTCAACAGTTAAAGTTTCTGATAATTCAGCGACAGTTTTACCTAATTCCTTTGCCAGTGAAAATATAAATTTCCAATCGTTATTAGCTTTTTAATTCGGCTTTAGCCTCTCCTACCTCCTTAGTCTGACCAGCTTCTATCATTGCTAATTGAATTTCCTGTAATATATTGGCTTCTACTTCTCTTCTTAATGAAGCTTTATCTCCATCTTGAAAATGTCTATTTCCATCCTTATCTAATGCTTTTGTAATCATTAAAGCCAATGCAAAATCATTTGGATCATTAGCGTCTGATTTTTTTGTTATAGATTCTCTTTCAGCAATAGTAAGTGGATGCCAATATACACTAAAAATAATTTTTCCCTCTTTGTCAATTACATCATGTTGATATAGTTGGCTTACACCAAAACTATTTTTTAAAAGTTCAACTGCTCTAGTCATAGATAATATAATGCTATTCTATTATACTACGCATTTGCAGAAAATTGACAAGATATTACACCTAAAAAATGACTTCTATCCTCTATCTCCAACATAGTTGGGCCATTTATATCTTGCACTCTTGGCTTGACACTAAAATTATCTACATATCCAGAACTATTGACAGAAGTTAGACCATCAATTACTGCTTCTGCTATTGCAGAAAGCTGACTTGTCCCCTTACTTTTTGGAACGTAAACATTGCATTGAATAACACCCGAGTAATAATCTGAAGAAGCTCCTTGATTCTGCAATGTTGACTGTGTGTAGCTAATTGTCATCATTATGTATTTCTTCGTTTTTCCTGGAGTCACGAAAGTAACATTGTCATAGATCATCGTAACGGTAGGATCTAAATCTAGCACTGCATCTGTTACTGCTTTTTCAAAAGCTGCTCTTGTTTTTGCTAAAGTCATCTTGTATAAGTTGAAGGATCTTTAAAATTAAATTCTCCATACAGAACACCGTCTTTTGATGAACCAAAACCAGTTGAAATATCTTTTGCCAAGAACACCTTACCTTTTTTCTCTTTCATGTTATTCCTAATAATATCTTTCATTCTTCCTTGAATAAAGTTTTGAATTTTATTTCCTTCTAAAGCATAAGCAGCATATTTAGCTGTATTCCCAATAAATACAGGTCTTTTAATATTATATGCTTTAGTTATAGGGTATCTAATTCTAATTAATGGGTTTTCTGGTGGTAGTTGTTTTTGGTAAGGAGGGCCAGCTTTTTTTCTCGTAAAATAATCTATACTACGCTCTCTTTTTATTGCTGCCCATTCTGGATTGTCCTCTACTGCTTCTGTAGCAGGAATAGCCTTTGTATCAACTTTCCAGCTAGAAGCAAAAAATCCTGTCCAAACAGGACTATGTGTTTTTGTCGATAAACTTTTGTGCATTTTATCAATTACTATATTAAAATCTTGATTTAATTCCTTTTCAAGAATCCCAAAAGGATCACTTTTTTGTAGTGGTTTTCTTTTAGCCATTAGAATCGCACCAAAATAGTATAAAGATAAACCTGTCCGCCTTTTTTAGTGTCAATGTTATAAATCTGACCTGTTACTGTTTTTCCTGCATAAGAAAATTGCACTTCATCATCAAAATCTATTTGATTATTACCAATTAAATCAGGCGTAATATAAATTTTTGCTTGTCTTATCTCTCTTCCTTCGTCTTCTTCCGATCTAATAAATGAGATTGGAACTTTTATATCTGAATATGTCGTGTTTACAGTTACTTGTTTTCCCGTATCTACGTCATAACTAGAAGTACCTTTTTTTATGTAAGTAATCGTATGATCTAAAGAAGCACCTAATTGTGAAACAACACTTTTAGCTGCGTTTTTAAATAATGAATCTAATTGACCAGCCATTATCCTCTAACTACCCTCATCTGAAATGTTCCTGCTCCACCTAGCATATAGGCTCCAAGATAACTTTGTAACCATGGATAAACATCCAAAATATTATTTATAGAACCAGTGCCTTGACTATCAGTATTGTATTTAACCCTAAGATCACCAAGAGCGACCTCTTCAAAATTACCATCTTTACCAGTAGTGCCAGTAATAGCACTGGTATCATTTGCTAAAGCTCTAGCTAATTCATATTGTGCATATTTAATATTTAATGGAATAGTAGAACAAGCCAACTCAACACCATCTACCTGATAATTATTTCTAGGAAACTTAAGTGCCTGACCATCATCACATCTATCCCCATAATAAACAAAACTATCAATCCATCTAGTTGCTGATATTAATGCTCTATTCTTTTGATCGTCTGTCTTATTTGTCCAAGTTGAAGAGTCTGGAACTGTTTCAAAATAACTATTGGCTTCTGTCAATGTGACATAGCTATTAGCATTAGCATCTTTTATAGTTGCATTTATAGTGGCTGCCACGATAAGAAAGTAATTTTAGTTTTATTGTAGCGTAAAGAAAAAACCCCACCAATAATTGATGAGGTTTCTTTGCAGATCATACTAATACTATTAAGAAATATTAGATGTATCAAGTGGTGAGTTAACGATGATCTCAACCATAGGAATTAGGTCTGCATCATATGTTAATCCCCAGTTGTTTAAGTTACCTAACTGAGCGTTTGTTGGGTTATCAGTAGCAGATGTCCACTTAGTTCCCATAACGTGATAAGCACTATGGTAGTCAACAGACATAACATCCTGTTTGGATAAGATGTTTCTATCTGATTCAATGCTTAGAGGAGATTGCTCACCTTCAAGAATTGTTCCTGACTTGATTAAGAAGCAACGGAACTCAGTCTGATGACCAGATGTACCTGGAATTACTGTGTTAACTTGTGAGTCAATAACGACATTCATACCAGCAAATTGACCGATACTTCTTTCGTTAACACCAACTCCACCGCCACCCCAAGTTACTGCACCACCAGTAGATAGAGCAGATGTTGAGAATGTAAGCATACCAACCTGATATAGGTAGTAAGCAACAGATGGATGAATTACTAGAGTATCTAGCTCTTCGCCTCTTTCTCCAAGAAGTGATCTACCTCTTGCAACAGCAGATGCAGTTAA